TGTTCTTGTTCGTGTTCAGGACACGGCCACGGATCTGCGTACACATGCCCTGCACGAAGTACGGGATGGTGATACTGCCCTTGGGGAAGAACTCCTCATCGACGCTCGTGATCAGACCCGTGCCACGGATGTCTTCGATCTGGAACTCACGCATCATCAAATGATTGAGCAATCCGCCATCCGTAACACCCAGCTTCAACTCGGTGATTGTTTCGGGCGACAAGTTGCGCTCGTCCATCAGGTAAGACAAGGCTTCAGGGCTGTCTTCCAGGTTGCTGGCGTAGTATTCAGCGGCAGCCTGGAGGATCTGAATCTTCTTGCCAGCCGGAATCTGGTTCGCATCAGTCGGGTCACCATGATGGTGCTTCAGCTTGTTCAGCGTGCCGCTGGCTTCACAGACGTGGCAGAAGAACAGACCCGGCACCTCGTCATCAGGGTTGATACTGATGTAGAGACTGCCGTGGTCTACGTCACGCTCCGACTCATGGAACATGCAGACGGTCTTGACGTTGAGGTTGCCCGCAACTCTGTATTCGATGTTCTTGGACGCAAGGTAGTCAAGTACCTCACTCATCGTCTCTCCACTTGCCGGTCTCATCACGGACCTCTACTCGCAGGTTCCGTGGGTTCATCATTTCTTCAACGACTTCCTCAGGAGAGGGACGGCCGTTGATTCGGGCGGCTGTCGTGTTCAGCCATGCCTTGAAGATCTTGTTGTCCACAAGGTTGCGGAATGCCTCACGCTGGTTCGAAGGCCTGTCCTTGTGGGACTGCCCAACGGCAGTCACCCCCGAAGGAGGGTGGTGGATGCGACAGCAGTTGGAATGCTTGTTCCTGTGCTGTCCTCCACCACCACTCCCCGAGAACCAAGTGATCCTCAAGTCCTTCTTGGACACGAGGTTCACTTTTTCCTTCATCAGAACGGCTCTACGTCGTCCTCAGCAGGGGCGTTCTGAGCACGGAACTCAGAAGCGGTCATCGCAGGCTGCTGGCCAATCTCTCCACCAGCGGCACGAGAGTGACGGACCTCGGCGACATAGTTGCCCACGCCACCGGTCTTCTTCTCGTAAGCCTCCACGATGATGCGGCACTGGCGACCGACAAGATCGTCAGTGTTGAAAGCGAAGCCCTCAGGGAGAACGTCGATGTCCAGGATGCCCTGGACCCACTGGCGAAGCTTGTTACGGCTGTCGGTGCTCAAGTAAGCGGCGCACTTGCCCCAGGCCCAACGCTTGTCGAAGTCGCCATCAGGATCGATGACCTCGAACTTGAAGTTGAGTTCCTGCTTCTTGCCCTTCGACGGGTCCTCATCATCGATGTCCCAGCGGGAATCCTGCTCGGTGATTTCGAGAATCTTCGCTTCGAAGACGCTCTGGTGCGGGAAGGGGAGACGCTCGGGGAAGTCCCCGCCGCCGCTCTTGTTACTGTCCTGTAGTGTAAACTGCATTTGGTTAGCCTATCTTTGGTTTTGCTGCTTGGTGTTACTCTGATGCAACTCTTCTACCGAATTCTTCTTCGGAGAAGACTTTGCGGAACCGAATTCGGCTCACGTTTGCGTGGTCACGAGTGACCTCCGCTCCCGTGGTCTGGCAGAAGATGCCAGTACCGACCTCGGGGTTGGGGATGGGGAGTACGCCCTTCTCCAACTGGTTGACGCTGATCACCCGAGTTCCATCCTCAAGGATGTAGTGGAAACGGGTTTCACGTGCGTTCTTCAACGTCCCATCGGGCTTCAATTCAAAGCCGGTGGTATCGAAGCGGCTGTCAACGATGCGCTCACCGTTGACTAGGTTCGACGTGTCGATGTCGTCTGCCTTCATGGAGCTAGGCTCCGTCAGCACGGCCTGCTTCTCGCTGGCCTTCTTCTGCTCAGTAGCCGCCTTCACGACTTCCTGAGCCTCGGAGATCTGGTCACGGACCTCATCAACAGTCGGGTTCGCTGGCATGGACGGAGAGTCGTCCACTTCAGTGACCTCTTCCTCGGGCAGTGCGTAGTCGATGACACGAGGATTCGGTTCGGCGTACTCGATGCCAGAGAAGAACTCATCGTGGATGCGCTGAACATCATCCTCAAAGTTGAGTTCGAACATGGCGGGGAGCTTGCCCCGGTTCTTCAGCCACGAGTAGCCGTGACGGTCGTCAGTGATGAAGAAGGTCTTCATGGCAGTGTCGCCCTGGTCATCGATCACAGCGTGACGCTCGATCAGACCCACGATGTCCACGGCAGCAGGAAGCTGGTGACCGAAGGCACCAGAGATGTCCGGCTTGTGGAAGACCTCGCCGGTATCACCCGACTGCTGGTCCTTGGTGTGACACACGAAGATCACGTTCATGTCCAGGCCACGGAAGCCACGGACCAGAGCGTTCATCTCGTCAGCGAGCCACGACCAGTCGCCAGGCTGCATCTCAGCCTTCTTCTGGGACTCCAAACGCTCGTGAGTAGCGATGCGAGTGATCTCATCGATCGTGTCGATGACCACAGTCTCGACCTCGAAGCCAAGAGTCTCGGTTCGCTCTTCCTCAGGCAGCGCCAGGATGTTGCGAATCTCGACAAGCTGCTCAGTCGAAGACACCTGGGTCATAGGGACCTGAAGGTGAGCTACCGACTGCACGCCAGCTTCAGCGTTCAGCAAGAACGGCTTGGGGGCCGTCAGTGCGAACGGTGTCTTGCCGATCCCCGGTGGGCCGACGACAACGATCGACACGTTCGTGTGATCGAGGGCGTTGGTAGTGGTGATCTCAAATGCCATTTCTCTTCTCCATTTCGATTCGGCTCTTTTGCCATGTTTCAAGATCTAGGAACTCGGCCAACATGCCCAAGAGATAGAGGGCAGTCGTTACGGCGTATTCCTGGTTGTCGTAGATCTCGTCTACGACCGGGTTTGGGTCGTCGCTGGACAACCTCATCGTGATCATGCGTCTTGCAAGATCAATTCCTTCGTCAGTTTCCGGTGATGCGTTCACGTTTTGCAATTTCAACTTCCTGAGCTAGAGGGATAGTGGCGGGGCAGAGGTTTGTGTATGAGCACCACATGCACGAATCGCCCTTGATATTCGGGACGAAGACCTCGTGCTTCAGAGCACGCTCGATCTCGACCATCGCCCGGTACAGACGCTCCATGTCCAACTCATTGCGAGGGCCAACGTCAGTGCGCTTGTGGTTCCACAGCGAGTACCATGTACCCCGACGAGGAGCGTCCTTGAGCTTCTCGAATAGCTCCATGCCATTCGGGATGTCAGCCCAGAACTCAGGCTGATAGGAGGCGTACATGTAGATCGTGAACTGGATGTTCATTCGAAGCTCCAAATGAGACGGCGTGTAGCTGCTCGTCTTGAAGTCGATGATCTCCAGAGTCTTGTTGGCCCCAGAGCCAGTGATCTCGATGTTGTCCACGAAGCCCGACAAGGTGTGCTCACCGAACGGGACCAAGAACTTGTGCTCGTTGGCCACAATCGTGCGAGTAGCCCACTTGTTGTCCTCGTGGTACTTCAGGATCGACTTGATACCACGCTCACGAAGCTCACCCCATGAAGTGTTCTGAGGCCAGATGTCGACCTCGGCACGCAGGATGGACGGGTCTTCCCACGTGTCCTTGAACCGGGCAACGGCAGCCTCCACGTTCCCGGAGTTGTTGTAGAGTTCCAAGGCGTCATGCACGCAGGTTCCGTAGGAAGTCTTGGCGTGTCGAGCCTCGGGGAGTTTTAGGACGGACTTGAACTTGGCTTGCTGAGGGCAGTCCATCCAAGTCTTGATCATGCTGGCGCTAAACCTCATCGGGCGCTCCTGTGGTACGGACCGTGAAGACGATCTCTTGGTCGGTGAAAGCCAGAACCTCGAAGATCTGAGCGACAACAGAGAACGAAGGCTCTAGCTGCTGCTTTTCGAGCTTGGCGATGTAGGAAGGTGACTTGCCGATCTCCCGTGAAAGAGACGCAGCGGACACGCCTGCACGCTCACGTGCGAATCGGACGGCTTCGTGAAGGTTCACTTGCGGATCTCCTCTTCGGTTCGGAGAACGAGACCCTTCTTCGTGTTGTCGTAGACGTGGAAGCCGAGCGGAGTCCAGAAGGCCTGAAGCTCGTAGCTCCACAGCATCGGGACATTCAGGTCCGGCTCCTCGAAGACAGGGTTCTTCGGGTCTAGTTCCTTCGGCATTGGGAACAGGCAATTGATGTTGACCTGAACCTGGGGGGCGCTGATCACTCGCTCATACGGCAACCAGCCGACAACCTTCGTCTCAGCGAGCTTCTCGCCCTGGGTGAAGACGTAGTTTGCGTTAGGAATCAGCGCTGACTTGTCGGTCAGGTGGTAGGTATCACTGGCTGTGGTGACCACGCAGAGAGCCGAAGCCTCGTCTCCCCACTGCCACTCCCCGTTGGGAGGGTCCGGGTAGATCACCAAGTTCATGTAATGGTCGAAGTCGTCCAGAGACGGCATGTAGCCGTACTGGTCACAGAAGCGCGCTTCACCAGCCGCCTGGTGGCGGGGAGCGTTAGCGCTGAGACTCAGCCTGCGTCTGTGGAGTTCGTGAGCGAGGGCATTCGCATCCATACCCAAACACTATAACCACAGGGTGTGACATTCCCCACCACCAAATGTGACTTTTACTCCACCAAAGTGTAAGTCAGCGTGTAGGTGTGGTAGTACGGGGCGTCTGCCTTGTGCTCACGACGAGGCTCGAAGGACTGCGGATACACCTCGTAACGGCGCTGAAGGTCGTCACGCAGGGTCACGGCGTAACGCTTGCGGGTCCACGTCTCCAAGGCCTCTAGCTGCTCCTGTGTGTCGAGGACGCCTGTGATGCGGACCTGGATCGCCTCGCCGTTCTTCTTGAACATCACAGTCTTGCCGTCTGCACGTCGCTGATCGAAGACGATCGACTTCTGACGACGTGTCGAGCCTGCGGTCGTTGGTGCGGTGCTTGGGTTGCGAAGGAAGCGGTAGACCTCGCTGGTCTGCGGATCGATGAATCGCCACTGACTGAACAGCAGGTCGGTAACGCCGCCTCTGGTACCCGATGAGATACCGCTTGAACCAGACACGGGCACAGGCACGCCAGCAGCGCCGAAGAGGTCACAGGCGTTCTCGGACGCGCCAAAAACGCCCATCTGGATCTCTAGATTGGACGCTAGCGCTGCTGCCGAGGCAGGTGACGAACCAGAGAATGCGACTGTCTGAGATAGCGTGGCCGTTGCACTTGTTGCGTTCGCAGAGAGACCATCGACCAGGATTCCTTCGAGAAGGTCTGCTGATACAGCCTCAGCGATATTGGCGGAACCCGAGATTGGGCCAACAATACTGATGTTACCCGACAGGTCGGAGGCATTGCCGAGCTTGCCGTCAAAGAGCTTGTCGGTCGAGAACTCTAGGCCATTGGCCCCGGAAGCGTTGGCGGCTGAACCGGAAAAGGAGACCGTGATCGTCTGCGTAGACGGTACTGCCTCCTCACCAACCGGTACTGTACCGACTGCGGGGATAAAGGCCATTGCTAATCCTTGGTTCTAAGTGCCAACCACTCCTGGCGCTTAGCCTCACGGACCTCTTCGGGCTGTTCCATGTAGGCAGGACGCCCCATAGCCCAGCGAATAAGGTCACTCTCGGTCAAGTAGAAGTCACACACTGTGCAGCGGACCTTCCCATCAATACCAAGGTCTTCTAGTGGTCCGTGACCATGGCGTTCTTCTAGCTCAGCCAGAATCCAAGTGCGTTCCTCTTGGGTCATCTGTAGAAGGTTCATGCTGCTGCCTCCAAGACTTCCACTCGGTCAATGAGCCTCTGAACAACAGAGGTGATTGCGGCCAGCATCGCTGGCTCGTGGATTCCGAGATCGGTGACCAGAGGCCAAAGCTCCTCGTGTTCCATCAACTGGCTCCACATGAAGCCAAAACGCTTCAAGGGTACCCAAGTGTCAGGCGGGTCATCAATCTGGTCTCCCGAGAGGGCACGGGCCTTGTCCCAGAATTGGTGCGTCCCAAAGTCGTCTACGTAAGTATCGTGGTAGTGATAGGAGCTAGTCTTAATCTTCTTGAACGCCTCATCTGACATCTCCCAAGGAACAGGGGTGTCCTTGGAATCATCGGTCGAGGAGTTGAACAGAAGGCGCTTGACAGATTCACCGCTAACGGTTGTGCTGGAGATTACAGCAGCAGTGCCCGTCGTTCCACCCATATATGTGTTGAACGCCACATAACCATCTCCAGCCGAACCTGTATTGTTGTTCGTAGATTCAACGAAAATGGCGGCGCACTCACCAGCAACGCCTACCGCAACTTCGTCTGTGCCAGAACGGTAGAGACCGATGTTCGTGTCCGAGTCCCAGCGGTAGGCAGGAGCAGATCGAGTCCCATTGACATCGGCCTCGAAGTAGTCGGACTCGTGGACGCTGCCACCAGTGACGTTGGTTGGCGTAATGCTCTGACCATTGATGATCTGTGATCTGAACGTAGCTGGAGTGATGTAACGAACGAAGTTATCGTTTGACGCAAAGATGCGGTTGATAGTTGAAGTTGTTGAGCCGCTAGGTGTGTTGATCCAGCCCAAGTAGGTGTACCCATTAGTGTGGGACCGAATTACTTGGCTACCGCTTGGAGTGCCACTGCTTGATTTGAGGCCAAGACCGCCAAGCAAACTACTGTTAGCAGCCAACGTAGCCGTAGCAGCATTGCCCGACGTGTCCTGATTACCCGCCGTGTTTACACCAGGTAGGTTGATGTTTGCCGTACCATCGAAGCTTACGCCGCCGATCGTGCGAGCAGTCTGAAGGGCAGTAGCGGTAGAGGCGTTAGTCGCAGTATCCGCATTGCCGGTAACGTCGCCTGTCAAGTCACCAGTGACGTTGCCGACCACATCACCAGTGTAAGTTCCCTCGAACCCCATACGCTGAAGATCAGCCGCAGTGACGGCGTGGACCCAACGTGTATCAGCAGCATGGGCACGGTTGTTTGCACCACGGGTAACGGTCACGTCAGTATCCGACGCACCGTGGTTCGTGATGGTTACGATCTCGGGATCACCGTCTACGCCCTGCGGGTCCAAGACGATCGACATCGTGTCAGCAGAGATCGCCTGGATATCGGCAAATTCAGCCGAGAAGATCGTCGTAGCACTATCCGTAATAGCGCCGGTCAACGTACCTGATCTAAAGTCTTCTACTAGTGCAGCCATTCCTCAACTCCTACTATCCCTATCGTCCTAAACGACGACGTAACTCAAGGTGTAATCATGCGCATATGGGGTATCGGCTGTGCGCTTGCGGCGAACATCCAGCCCTTCGATGTAGATCGTGAACGTACGCTCAAGATCGTCCTGGAGGGTGATCGGATAGCGCTTCTGTGACCATTCGGCCAGGGCGTACAACTGAGCCTGTGAATACAGCGTGCCCTGAACACGGACCGTCCTCGCTTCCTCTGCCCTCTTGTATGCGAGAGTCCTGTTGTTGGCTGCCGAGTTCTGGTACACGAGGTTCTTCGAACGGCCCGGAGTGCCACCAGATGTCGGGTTGCTCTCGAAGAAGTAGGTGTCCGAGGTTACTGGATCAGTGAACCTCCACTGCACAAATGACGGATCACTACCGCCCGACAGATCACCCTCTGCCCCAGAAGCTGTATCGGCCGAACCAGAAACCGACATGGTGATCGACAAGGTTGCCGTAGCTTCCGAGGCTGTACCAGCACGGCCCGAGACTGACAGATCGCTGACAGAACCACGAGCACCGGAAGCAGCGGCCGCAGAGCCAGAGATTTCAACAGTGAGGCTTGGAGTCGCCTCAGCGCCAGAAGTAGATCCAGTAGAGCCAGCGACGTTCAGGGTGGCGCTAAGTTCGCCAGTCGCACCAGAAGCTGTGGCTGCCGAACCTGAAAGATCGCCGCCGCCGCTCAGAGAGCCTGTAGCGTCCGATGCTGCGTTCGCAGAGCCAGCCAGCGGCACAACCTTAGCCATGTCCGCAGTGGCCTCAGAGGCGCTCTCAGCGCTACCAGAAAGAGGTACGGCCTTGCTAATTGTGGCGGTTGCTTCAGAGGCAGATCCGGCAGAACCCTCAAGCGGGATAGCAATAGAAAGCTCGCCGGTCGCACCACTCGCAGTGTCAGTAGAGCCAGCAATATCGCCGTCGCTCCCCCCATCGCCGGTTGGCCGAATGACGAACGAGAACGCGGCGTACTGACGACTCGTAGTCCACGACATGGTGATGTCGGGATCGAGGCCAGAGTCTCCAGATCGGTAGAAGGACCAGCCCGAGATGTTGGAGTTGTCGTCGCCGGGGCCAGCGGTCCAGCCGGTCGGCGTTGCTCCGACCGCATCCGAATCCGAGTTCGTGCCAACGAAAGCGACCACGACGGAACCGTTGTCGGTCACGGTGTCACTGCCCTCGACCGTCACCGAGGTGCCGTTGCCCGCACCTGTGTCGTAGACGGTGCGGATGTTCTCGATGACATCGCCCAGGATCGATGAGGTCGAGACGTTACGCAGTTGGTAGACGATGATGACGTTCTGCTCGGCGAGACCGGTGCCCGACAACGTTACCGTCGTAGGCATGGTTCCGCTGAGCGGATCACTGATCCACGCCGTCACTCGGTTGCTCGTGCCGCCCGAGTTGTCGACACCGGTCGTGATCTGGTTCATCCCGGTATCAGGCTCGACAACGACAGTGATCATCGAACAGCGGCTGCTCGTGCTCGAAGGGGTGAACGCTCCAGGAGACCAGTCTCCGGCGCTCAGAGCGGTGTCGGATGCGAACACGGCCGACGAAAACGAGTCGGGGGAGTCCTCGTAGTCTTCGACCATTGCCGCTGGGGTTGTCCACGTAGCGTTGCCGTCCGAGTTGGCGATAAGCACGAACCCACCAGCGTTTGCCGCAGCGACATGCACGGTTGGTGGGGTGTGTGTGGCTGGCGAGCCAGTGTCTACCGACGTGGCGAACTTCGGAGCGACAGCGACATCGTGGCCGTGGACGGCATACAGGACCCCGGACACGCCAGATGACCCATCAGAACCGAACGCTAGCGATGGGGCTGACGCTCCTCGGTCGATGTAGAACGCAGCGACAGCTGGATAGTCCGACCCATCGTTGATGTCGACGCCACCAATCTTGGTCCAGCCGGTCGCTGCGGTCAGGGTGTCCTCGCCGTCGAAGTCCTGATGCAACAAGGCAATCAATCGGTCGCCTTCGACCGTTCCGGTCGGTTCGCTGGAGAACGTCGCCGCTCCGGTGGTTGACAACGTGACCGGCGTTCCTCGTTGCGTGACCGACGACGCAGTGACGCCGTTGTCGAGCGCAGCGGTCGTGTACTCTGCCGGGTCATCGTCGAGCGACAGCAGGACAAGGATGCGGTCATCGTCTTGCAGGTCACTCAACGAGAGCGAAAAGTCAAACTCTTCCGGGTTAGCTTGACCACTGTTGGTCGACTGGATCGCGGTAGCAACAACCTCAACCTCGACGGGGACGGATGATACTTGGAACGCACCAACGTCAATGCCGGTAGTTGATCGGGGGTTGCGGGCGATGTCGAGACTGAAGTCCTGGCGAGAATCTGGCTCAGAGCCGATGCGGTTCGTGCCAGCGCCCAGCAAAGCGTTAGAACCAGCGCCAGTGGGTACGGCAGGCGTCAGGTTATAGGCGGAGTTGTCCGTCTCCTCGCTGAAGATGATGGCGCTAGCTGTGGTCGTGACCTCGGTGATTCCGCCAGCTGCGTATATCCAGTCCGTGGTGTTGTCGTTGTCATAGTCGGGAGAAACCCGGTTGGTGTTGCTGTCCCAGGCATTGTGCGACCCGTTGACCGTAGATGTGCCAGAAGTTTGCGAGGCCGACATATTGATGGGTCGAGCCGTTCCGCCGTCGGCGTAAACGTCGCCGAAGGCGCAGTTGTAGGCGCCCATCGTGAGCGTCGAACCGCCGTTCCACGAAGTGATGTGACCGCCGTCTATCTCGCCGCTTGAGTCGCCATTGTCGTGGAAGGAGCAGTGATCCACCGCCAGGGTGTGGACGTGGCTCCCAGCAATACATTGCATGTCGATCCCGGCTCGATCAAAGCCGTGAAAGACACAGTTGTCTACCGAGAAGTCGGCGGACCAGCTTGAGCAAAAGAGTCCGTCTTGGTCTGCGGCATCCGTGTTTCCGTCCGCCCAAAAGATGTTCCGTGAGAACAGAACATCGTTGGTATCAGCCAGGACACGAACGCACTCGGCCGAGGCCTGCGTGTTCTCTAGCTTGATTTCCAAGTCCGAGATGACGGTGAAGTCTCGGTCAATCGTGAAAGCGTGGCCGTTCGCCTGCATGTGCACTCGGGCGTGCCCCGTTCCGGCGATACCCGAGTGGCGATGGTCCGGATGGACGCACAGGTGAATGAAGTGGGTGGCGTCGAGTGTGCCGTTTGCGGTGTCGATGTCGATCGTGGTGGACGGGTTGTACTCGACGCTCTCGTTGATGATGACTCGCCAGATGCCGTTCTCACACTCGGCTGCATCTAGCGCTGCCTGGATGCCAGTGTAATTCGCTCCGGTCGCAGCAACGGTAACCTGGCGCACGCCGGTAGCCCACTGAATGCAGGAGAAGAACAGTTCTTCGGTGGCGGTGTTCCATGAGGTGTAGCCATCAGAATGCAACCCCAAGTAGACGTAGTTGGCGTTGGCAGTGTCGCCGCCGTAAACGGTCGAACCCGACGGGTAGACGCCGACGATCAGGTCCCCGCCGCTCGTGCTCCCGTCCGTGACCACCTCGACGAACCCTGCGCCGGTCGTGCCGCTGAACCGCATCAGCGACGTGGACGCGAGCGTCACGGCACTATCGACCGTCTCGCCAGCCCAGTGCAATTCGGTGTCGTCCTCGTAGTACACCGATGTCTGGGCCGTCAGGTTGGAGGGGTTGGCGCTGATCCACGCAGCCGTTCCGCCTGCGTCCGCATAGAACCCTTCCATGCAAATCACGGGGATCGATGCCGACAGGAACGCCGTGTCGATACTGCTCGACGTACAAGACTCCGAGATCAGGACCAGATCGTAATCTGTCTCGTATCCGGCCGGTGCCGAATTAGTATGGCCGAGCAGCGTGACGACGTGCGCCGAGTCCTCCAGCAAACCCACGATCGCCTGATCGGCGGCGACCGGGCTGCCGCTGCTGGATACGACGAACAGAACCTCCATCGGTTCCCATGAACCGGTTGCGAGGGTCATGGTTTACGCCGCCTCATACACGAAGGATGCGCTCACCACATCAGAGGTAGCCCAAGTCCAAGGAGTTCCGTTCTCGACAGCGCCATCTAGCTGGGTCACGCTCGACATAGGGCGAAGCGTGAATGTTCCAGCGCCGGTGATCTCCACAGCAGCAGGAGCGATATTGCCGGTGTTGCTGTCAGTCAACATGCCGTTCATACCCACAAAGCCCGTAGTCGCAGCGTTCACCGGCAGCGGGATAGAGAGCGGCGAAGCTGAAGTAGAAGTGCCGCCGTAGACAAAGTTGAACTTGACGAAGACTAGCTTGCCTAGCTCAGCGTAGGAAGCAGTGAGCGTACCGTCACCCTCAGCCCAGCCAGTGATAGTAGGCGAGTATGAGACGTAGGCGAAGTCGACCTCGTTGTTCGAGATCTTCGACGGAACCTGAGCGATCTCAGTGACCTCAGGAGCCGATTCAAGACCGGTGCCTAGACCAAGGTCTGTGTACTCATCAACAATGATCCCAGAGCCAACAAATGTCTCTTGGGTAATCTGCTTCAGATTTGAAGTCTCCCAGTTGCCAGAAACGAACGTGCGATAGATCTTCCAGGTAGCATTCGCAGGGACAGGGCCAGGAAGCGCAACCAGCACATTGTTGGTGCTATTTGTCAAATTGACAATCTGAGGCTGACGACTGTAGTTTGGGGTCGTGCCCCCATCGTCGCTGTAGGTGGCTCCAGTGGTGGAAGCCAAGTACGAGAAGAATGCCTCCCCAGGCGCACGACGGTAGATATTGAAACCCGTAGCGCCAGCAGGCAAAGCGGGCAGCGTCACGGTGTTGACATTCGTAGCAGTAGCGAAAGCCACGCTTGCACTCTGGCGACCACCCAGGTCGGTTTCGTTCGTGTTGGAGGTCACATAAGCCGAGACGGCGTAGTTGTAGTTGCCGCCCAAAAGAGACCCACCCGTCGACACCGAAGTGATGTTGGGCGAACCCGGCTTCTGAACAACAGCAGCAGTCGAGACCATGGCCTCTGGTGAGGCAGCAGTTTCAGATCCGTACTGATCCACATAACTATAACGGTAACGGATCGTAGTACCGGCAGGCAGGTTGCCTGAGCTGGTACTCAATGTGAGAACCGGGGCACCGACTGGATCAGCCAGACCCGAACCCGAGTCTGTATGGTCGTGAGAAGTAGCAGCGGCCAGAAGCCGATCAATCTTGAAGATGTTATCGTTGATGAATCCATACCCGCCAGCAGAGAGACTATCCCCCGGCTGTAGAGCCACAAGTCCAAAATTGTTCGTTCTAGCTACCATTGCGCCTACTCCTCAGCGTCCTCACTTTCTGTATCGGCAGGGGCCGACAGGTTATGGATCACGCCAGCCTGCTTCGCAATAGTGATGTCCTTACGGGCCTGGTCAACAATGTCCGGGGCGAGAGCCGTCAGATACTTCACCACTTCTCCATCAGAGACCTCGACCACCGCAATGTCAGTGAGTCGAGCACCACTTCGGACAATGCTGATTGCCTGATCTACAATATCTGGGGCTTTGATTGTTTCCTGATTTTCCATTTCTCTTTCTTTCTACTTAGTTCCTAGATTCTAGTTCCTCAACCCGCTTTTCCAAAAACTGATTGTGAGCAACCACATCTGCCAGTATAGCAAAATGGTTCCACATTGATGGCTCAGCAGACTCAATTGGGTAGTTCTCATCGAACCACTCTTCCATTGTCTGGCCCTCTCTTAGATCTTCCGGGTTTGGCATTGCTGCCAACTGAGAGCGATCATCTTTGTCGATCCAATTGTAATCGACAGAATTGGAGTCTACAGCAGCGACCTCTTCAACCACGAAACCACGCTGTGTCGCCAAGCCATGAAAAGGGTTGTCTGGATAAAGATCCGGCTTGTATGCCCAGTCAACGGGACGGTAAGCCATGATCCGGTCTCGGGCCGCTTCATGCTCAACTGTTCGGGTCCACTCTTTAAGTTCAGCACGTGACGAATAAGTTCCCACAATGCCGAATCCAAGGTCAGCCATGCCTGTAGATGAAGTGTTGCCCATACGGCGAAGAACAGAGACAGGCTGACCGTAGGCACCGGATTGGATAGCACGGACACACACGGTGTTATTCTTCCTCAAGTCAACGCCAGTGCTAGTGTTTGTCCCAGGGACATTCAAAACGATATCTTCATTTGAACCATTGCCAGATGTGATGGCGATAGCCGCACCTGCGTTCATTGTGATGTTGCCAAAGTCAGCTTCAATAAGCAGGAAGTCTCCGTGAATCCAGAGAGGACGAGCAAGACCAACCGTGCCGTCCATCTCGAAGTATGTTCCGTTATCGCCAAACTGACAAAGGATGTTGTTAGACGAGTTATACCAAGTAAGAGTGTTACCCGTAGTCATCTCAATGCGATTAGAGCCGGTGGCGCCAGTCTTAATGGTTGAGCCTTCAATTGTTCCGGCGTTGATGTTATTGGCATCTACAGTTCCATCGAAGTCGCCGGTCGCGCCCGTAATGCTGCCCGAAAAGTTTCCACTCGCACCCGTGATACTCCCCAAGAATGAACCCGTAGCAGCACTCAAAGAACCAGAAAACGAACCAGTAGCACCATCAAGAGTTCCCCGGATAGTTACGTTATTGAATTCGGCATTGTTGTTCGTGATCCTCCAACCAGCAGTGCCAGCGTTGTAATTAGCCGAAGAAATAGAACCGCCAGAGGCCACCGTCAATGCATTGATGAAGCCTGATCCGGCAATCAACTGGTTGGCCTGAAGCTCGATGATTTTAGCGAAGCCAATCGTGGAGTTGGCGATCTTGGCATTTGTAATCGCAAGGTTTGCGATATCCGTGCCCTGCACCTCACCGGTTGTGGCAGTCACAAAACCAGAGAAGGCCGACTCATTACCCGATGTGTCAACCGAAGCGATGCGGACATAATATTGAACATTCGTTTCTAGGTCAGAGAACGTTGTAACGAGAGCGCCAACTTTCTTATCCTGAATGATGTTCGAGAACCCGGAATCGTCCGAAATCTGAAGGCGGTACTGCCCCAGGCCAAACTGCATGTCATCTTCGGTGTTCTCATTCCAAGAGACAGTGATGGAGCGAATGCCTGTGCCAATTGAGAGGCCAGTCGGAATGTCTGGGATGGTCGAGTCAGTAGCGGCAGTAATCGTGTCGGTCGTAGTGTTCTGACCTAGCACGCCATTCACATAGACATTCGAAACGATGACAGTATAGTCAGCGCCGCCAAGAGCAGGCTCAAACCATGCCGAAGTCGTCTCGACACGCTGAACAACAGCAGGAGAAACCGTGTCATCACGACGGAATACAACCTCATAGCCGACGACGTTCGAGTCTCCTGCCGGGTCCCATGTAGCGGCAATATAGACGTTGTTGAACAAAGTCCCTGAGGATAGCGACAGGTTCCCTGGGGACGGTGTATTTGTTAGCACCTCGTTGTTGAGGCGATCAACGACAGGGCCAGTCTCAGTGGCATAGCCGGTGTAGGTCGAGTCGGTTCGGCTAATTCGAGAGCTGCGACCATTGCCGCGAATGTAGACAACATCTCTACTCATCCGATTGTCCTTCCGATCTCATTCTCAGTCGGCAATGTCCGCTGACTACCTCTCGGGTTTGTCAAAGCCATACCCGAGAACTGCCAACTCATGATTATACGCTGATACTCAGGGCCAATAGTAGTAACCGCAATTTGGGCACCACTGTAGTATTGGCGAAGCGGAGCGCCGAACACATCCACGTCAGGCTCTGTGACATCCCAGTAGGCGACCACAGCCGAAACTACCGGGTACTCGCCATCAACTAGCTCGCTACCAGGGGCTAGGGCAGAGCCATACAAGAACACTGGCGGCTGAATGAAAGCCACAGGGAATACAACATCCACGAGGTTCTCACCTGCCCCCAGAAGCTCCCTGAAGCCAGGAATCACGTGAACAGTGCCTTCGGTGTTAGCAGAACGAATGAGGTCGCCACGGCGGCGCTCACTTGCTGCATTCAGGCCAGAGAAGCTAGATCGACGGTGCCGCTGGCTAGCCCCTGGCTGTCTTACGAACAAATTATCCCTTGAAACCATTAGACTCCCTTAGTCCATAGGATTGCATCACCCATTGCCTCCCAGGCAACGCTGTCGTATAGATCAACATCGGCAACATCGGAACCCCAAATGACGTGGCGCACCGTTGAGTCGTTCGAATCGTCGTAGGTTTCACCAGCAGGAATGGCACCAATCACGATGTCGCCGCCGCCAGACTCACCAACAGAGATCGTGCCAGTTGGCAGGTTTCCGCTGGCCACAGCCGAAGTAGTAACCGTGCCTCCGTCACCGAATGGGACGGTGCCCGGAGCGCCAGTGATCTGGAACGCTCCGTTGATCTGGGCATCGATCGTTGACGAGTTCGCAGAGCTTGCACCAACGCCAGAGATCTCGTTGTTGTCCCAGTTCGCTGGACGAGCATGGATGACCGGGGTGCTGATCAAAGCGAACGAACCCCACGAGTTGATGTCCGAGTTGTTCGCCTCAGATGTGACAACCAGAACGTCGTACCCCGTTGGGACAGTTGGAGTTGAGAAGATATAGTTAACCGAGGTCAGCGAGTATTGAGTCGCCTGATCCATGAACGCCAAAACATCAGTGTCTGCGATCTCGGCAGCCGAAACACCAGTGCCAGGGTCGCTACCAACCACAACGCCGACGTTCCAAGTGCCTCCTTCGCCGTGTGTCACCGAAGGCTCAGTAACCACAGTTGGGATGCGAAGATCCTGAGAGCGGCCCTCCTGGAATGCACGCCAAGCCTCGTAGCCATTGTCATAACCAGTCTGACGTGGCTGACTCTGACGGTTGTAGAATGCAAGAAGAGTATTGCGATCAAACGCCCAATTCTCCGACTCGCCCAACCAGTTCGTGCCGACAGTCATCGTGTACTCACCGGTCTCCAGGTTCATATCCGACTGGATAGAACGGACGTAGTGAACCCAGGATTCGGAAGTCACACGCTCAGTGATGCGAACCTGATCGTTAATCTGAATCTCAGGATTGGCGACGATCGTCACGCTGCCCTGACGGGAATTGAACATGCTATGCAAGCCAATAAGAGCAGCCATGAGGCGCTGCTCATCCTCGTTAGTCCACACCTCGTTGGTCCAGACAGCAGGCTTAACCATGCCACGTAGAAGATCTGGCGAGTCTGGAGCTTGAACAGCACGAGGGTCAAAAGAAACGTGCTGAGTCTCGCCAGCTTCGTCGTCCACTAGAGATGAATCGATGACGATCTCAGAGCGAGTGTTCGCATCCGTGTAGTTCGCCGTGTAGTCCGTCATCGTGTTATCGTCTGCGATGTCGTGAACGTAGTTAACCCGAATGCCGTTCTGATTAGTGTTGCCCGAAGACCACCAGTTCGGTGAGTGAAAATGGACAGCGCCCTCTTCATCGATGAAGAATAGGTAACCCAAAACCTCTTTGATAGAGATCAAAGAGTCCATAATCGACTTCTTGTCGAATAGGTTCTCGTTAAGGCACTCAACTGGCCATGTGCCCGAGGTCTCTAAGATGCCGTAGACGCCCTGCTCGCCCGAAGGCTCTTCGCCGTTGTAGAGCAGGAACCCGCCCCACAGCAGTAGCTCCTTCACTGGGTCAAGCCAGTCAGTGATGTTGCCATCGCGCTGGATCGTTTCAAACTCAGTGGCAACAGTCGGAGTCTCTGTATTCACGTCGATGTTCGCGAGACGAGCACGGATAGCCCCGACCGCTGAACGATAGGTGTTCGGACCCCAAGGAGAATCCCAGGTAGACTCCACCGTGATTCGAATCCGCTCGGCATCGTAGACACGAGGTAGTTTCACCCACGTGCCGTCCTTCAGGTCTTCGTTTACGTTCGGAGTCGGTTCAATGCCTGTCGCCGTCACGAAATTGATTCCGGTATTCAGCGAGGGCTTATCGGGATGGTAGATCTGAATATTGCTTCCAGGGTCATCACCGCTGTAAGGGATTGTTGAAACGCCCTGCCATACCCCGTCCTCCATTACGGAGATGTAGACGAAGTAGCCACCGCCATGAGGTGTACCAGCAAGGTTGATATAGATCTCGTTGATCTCGGTGTTGCAGGTCGCCTGCCACCAGTCCTTGGCATAGTCATACTCCCAGTAACGCCAGCCGTGACCAATAGATACTTCGGTCTCGTTGATCGAGAAAGCGTTCTTCGCCTGACTGCCGAGATCAGAGCTTGCGCCTAGCCAACGAGCGACAGAACTATCTTCGTACTGAAGTGAAGCAGGGCCAAGAACGAGCGGCTCATCTTCAGTGACACCTTCATTCAATGGGTTAGCCGGAACGCTCTCATAGACATAGCGGCACCACTTCGGCGGATAGAAACGATCTGGCACGAGGGGCGGGTAAATCAACTGTTCGATCAGCAGCTTTGCCATGTCTCGGCATTGAAGTTGGATCTTACCATTGGTTCCAAGTTGAACTGTATCAATCAGCCATACACCAGTTATGGTAAGGTTCCCAGAAGCCACAGCAGTCGAAATCGAGTCCTGTTGAAGCTGACCATTGCCGTCAACCGTGTAGCCTCCATAGCCCTGATAGGTGCGAATGAGAGCGTTCGGGACAAGGACGTTATTCCAAGAGTTCTCCTGGTGTGCCCACAGATGCAACGAGTCAGGAGCATCGCCATAGCCGAAGCCGTAGTAGCCAGGATTACCGAAATCAAGAGTAGAAGGCGTCTCATCGTTGTCGTCATGCACCTGATTCGACATGATGATCGTGCAAGTAGCCGCCTCCTGATCCAGAGAGCGGTTAATGCTGATCGAATCAATATTAGGGACCTCTAGCTCGACCTGAGACTGGTCTCCATACGCCCAGTAGCGATACGGACCGCCATCGAGGTTGCCATAGACCTGACCGGTTGTGTTCAACTGCCAAGCAGGCTCAACTGTCACACGACCATGGGGCTTATTGACGCCGACGTACTTGTTATCACTCTGCTGAAGGATTTGACGGATGGTAGGTAGCTCTCTCACTGCCAATCGACCTCGATGTAGTTCATGGTAAAGGTATGCCTGAACGGCCAACGGCGAGTCTGGGCACGCTGGAACTCAAGATCGGTGATGAAGACCCAAAACTGACGACCAAGATCATCAGTGATCTCGATCTGATAATCTTTCTCGTACCAACTTTGAAGAGCATTTAGTTGAGCTTCTTCACGAAGAATTCCAGAGATCGTAAAGGTACGGGGCTTATCACGCCCCTCAAAGACGATCGGTGAACCCGCTGGGGTTGATGAATACGTCAAATTCTTCTCGAAAGATGGTGTGCCACCCCGGTTGGGGTTCACGTCGAAGCTGTAAGTCTCCGTGAGCACATCATCACTAAAAGCCCATCTAGCCATGTTGTTCCTTAGTTCCTAATATCTAGTTCGACCTAATAGCGCTTGGGTCCAAGCGAGAACACCGACTGATCCGCACCGAGCGCATCAGCCAGCACGTCTCGTGCCTCATCCCAGTCCAAGCCAGTTTGGACATTCAAAACGATTTCGTACTGTCGGTTGTCCACGGTCGACTGGCCCAACTGGAGCGACTGAGTTGATTCCAGTCCTTCCTGGTTCAAACGACGAACCTCAAACAGCGTAGGTAGATCGAAGCTATCAGGCAGGTTGAACTGCAACTCGTTAGACGAGTCACGCAGGTTCTTGATCTGCAACGAGATCTGACGCCACAGGTCCACGTCCGCAACTGGGTCAAGCTGATCCAGGATTCCCTGAAGCGCCGTAATGTAGGCCTGCGTCGACAGGTCACCGATGTTGAACAGGAAGCCAAGCTCGTCTAGCTGAAGCTGGATCAACCCTCGCTCCTGCTCCTGCTGTGCGTTGATCAAGGCAGCCTGGGCACGGTTGATTTCAGCCGCACCGGCACCCTGGCTACGCAGGAAGTCAAGCTGAGCCTGAGCACCCTCAACAGAGAGTTCCAAAGCTCTAGCGAAATCGCCACTCGATTCAGCGATGGTAATCGCAAGCTCGTTCTGAGCCTGGATCACATCGTTGATTGCGGTCCAGTAGGCACGGCGGGCCTCGATCTGAGAGATCAGACCACGGATACGTTCTGCCTCGGTCTGGGCACGAGCAACTTCCTCGTTGGCAAGCTGCTGGTCAAGCGAGGCCTGAGCAACAGGGTCATCACCGATCTGGGCACGACGCAACGCCTCCTGCGCTTCACGGAGTTCACGTGCTGCACGTTCAGCGTCGTCACTGGACGATCCTCCTCCACCGCTGCTGACTGATGGAACAGAGATTCTCGGAATGCTGACAGATGGAGCGCTACCCGCATTTGCGAAGATGTCGTCCAGGCCGCCGAGAGCACTTTCAAGCTCATTGATCTGCTCAAGGATCGCTGGGTCGCCTTCGATAGCGAAGATCCGGCGCAGGAAGGCGATACGGCTACGTAGAGCCGCCGCTGAAGACTGAGAAACCTGACGTAGCGCCTCATTGGCATTGACGCCCTGAGCGATCAAGACCGATACCTGCTGAAGCAGACCGTTGAATGTTGCAGACCCGGCCTGTAGATACAGGGCGATGAACTGGTTGAACGAGTTGCTGCTCTGAGAGAGAAGCTGGAACAACACGTTGGCCTGAGCGAACTGCTCAGCAGATAGGCCCGCAGTCTCGGTTAGGCCGAGGATCGCTGCGTTGAAGATCTCCAACTGCTCAGCCGACAAATCAGTCGAGGCCTGGATCGCTTCAGTGAGAGAGATCGCAAGCTGGATCGCATCGCTTGAACCAGACACCACGTCTGGAGAGTTTAGTTCGGCGGCAATGCCTCGAACCTCGGCAGCTAGAGCGCTACCCTCCTGACCTGTGGCACGCAGCAGGGCAGCCACGTCGCTGTAGTCGGCAACCGCATCGGTGATGTTCTCTCCGATGCGATCTTCTACTTCCTGAAGGGCACCGACAGCGCCAGCCAGGCCAACGTCACCGCCAGTGAACAGACCACCAAGATCGATGTTGTTGACGAGACTGTCAATTTCAGCGATTGCTCCCGAATCGGAAACGCCCGGAGCACCAAGGCCACCGAACCCGCTTTCCGGGCTGACGGCATCGATCAAGTTACGGCGGATGGCCACAAGGACAGCAGTTCCTCCCTCAATGTCAGTCACAATGCTGTCAATAAGAGCGTCGAAGTCCTGGCCGCTCTGGGCAGCGGTCTGAGTGACTGCTGCCGACACGTCCGAGTTGGCAAGAAGCTGTGCTCGGGTGACTGCTTCAGAAGCGGCGTCGGTTAGGCCGAATGCATCGATGATTGCCTGAGCAGCCTCAACGCTCTCGGCACGGCCAATCGCCTCAAGGGCAATCTCCTGTTCTGCTGCGATCAGGCGGTTTGCGATGTCATCGATCTGTTCTGGAGAACGACGGACCGTTAGGTCGTTCGCTGTTGCAATCAGCAGGTCGGCCTGTTCACGAGTCGACAGCGGATCGCCGATGATCTCAGCAGCAGCGATGATGTCGTCTGCTCGCTCTACCACGTCCTCCTCAAGAGCGTCACGTAGCTCAGCAAGGTTGTTGGCGTTCTCAACCGCAGCATCGCCAGCGTTGCCGCTAGCAATCTGAGAGGTGAGGATTCGGTCAATGGCGGCGATCTCTTCGGCTGCAAGAGCGTTGAACTCAGACTGTCCAATCAGGCCAGCTTCGTACTGTTCACGAATAAACTCGAAGCTCGCTACAGCAGAGTTGACGATATCGGCCTGCTGCTCAGACGTTGCAAGACCAGCCTCAATGAAGACATCAAGAGCAGGTGTTTGAGAACCAGCATCAGCAGCGGCAGCAATCGCCTCATTGATCTGATCTTCGGTATCGAACTCGGGCAGGTTTGAAAGGTTGGCAATCAAGCCAGCCAGAGCGTTGTCCTCTGTCTCTCGACGGTTTCTCAAGACAGGCTGGATTACATCATTGAGGGCGTCAATGGTCTGGAGGGCCAAACCAGCATCAAGCTCTCCATCAAGGACTCGCTGAAGAATGTTGGCAATGGCCTCAGGGGTGTCGCTGCTCTCGGCAAGCTCGTCAAGGTTAGAGCGTGCGAAGGCCTCGTCGAGGTCACCGGCGTCGGTGCCCGCAAGGTCGTCAAGAGCGTCAACGAAGTCTCCCAGCAGACCGTCGCCAATTTCTCGTCCAAGGATCTGGCGAGTAGAGACGTCATCGAATCTTTTGAGCGTGTCACGAACGCCCTGGAGATCGTCACCGAAGTCTGCGAGTAGGCCGTCAGCAACGCTCTGCAAGTCGCCGCCACCAAGAGCCTGGGTCAGTACAGACTGAACGTCGGCCGAGTTGTCGAGACCAGCGATGGCAGCGTTGATGCCCGCTGCAAGACTGAAGTCCAAGACAGCGCCCGAAGCTTCGTTAGCAGCAGCAGCAACATTGCTAAGCTGATCTGCGTAGTTCGCAGCAGCAGATGAGGCAATTGCGTATGGGCTTTCGCTGTCGATCACCACGTCAAGCAGCAAGGCCTGGCGCTCACGAGTGGCTTCCATCTGCTCCTGAGCTTGTGCCTGGCCTCGGCTGAAGTTGTTCCACAGAAGGAGCGCAGCACCAATCGCCAAGTTGAGAGGGCCGATCGCAGCGGTGAGAGTACGAGCACCCGCCGCAACACCAGCGAAGGCACCCTGAGCACCCTGGGCAGCAATGGCCGCTCTTGAAGCGGCAGTGCCAGCAGCAACGAAGCTTCTAGCAGCCAGAGTTGTTGAGGCTGCGGCTGAGCGTGCAGCGGTAGAGATACCGGCGAAGGCGTCAAGCAAGCGAACGCCAGCCACTAGGGCCGTATCTGTTCGTGCGAAGAGGTTGACCGCTCCAAGCAGTAGACCTAGCTGGAGGACCGCAGTAGAGGCACCATCTCCAAATGCTCCATTGAGGATGTCGCCAAATGTGATGAACACATCCGCAGCGAAGCTGACGACATCGACCACGCCGCCAAGTAGGGTGATGAAGCTTGACAAGATGTCGGCAAGACCAGCGTTGAACAGGTTCAGGCCAAGCTGGGTGAACTCTGAACGCAGACGCGCCAACTGACCCGTCAGACGGGCAACGATGTCTTCGAAACGCTCACTTCTGTCCACGCTGATGTCAGTAGCAGCGGCCAAGGCCGTGTTGACAGTAGATGCGTTCTGGAGGACGGCAGCCAGGGTTGCGCCCTCACGACGAGAACCGATGCTTGCAACGATCTGTCGCTGCTGAGCTTCAGACAACTCATCGAAGCCGTTGATTAGGCCGAACAGAACTCGGTCAACCTCACCGGCAGCAACAGTGTCTACGTTGAAGAGGTCAGCGACAGTCTCATCACCGAGATCGATGTTTCGGAACGTGTCCTCGAACTGCAAGGCCAGACGAGAAAGCTCATTGCCAAGCTCTCCCTGAAGACCAGTCAAGATTCGGCCGAACTGCTCGGCTAGAGCCGCACCACCAACGCCTGAACCCTGAAGGGCGGCAGAGCCGATAGCGGTGATCTCTTCGAGAGTCAGACCAGCCTGAGCGGCAGCCGGACCGATACGACCAACGAAGTCCGTGATCTCGCCAGCGGCAACACCGGTAGCGTCAGAGACGTTGATGATCGAGTCAGTCAAGCCATCGATCAAAGTCAAGACCTCAGCGCCGGTGTCACCGAATGAACGGACACCACCAACCAAGTCATCGAAGATCGTCTTCGGGTCTAGGCCTGTGATAACTGCGAACTCAGCGGCGATACGGGTAGCGGTCTCAGCGAATTCCTGAGTACCACCACCGTCACCGATAGACGAGAACAGACCGACGAACTGAGCGCCAAGCTGCGATGTCTGATCGTTCGCAACACCAGTGTCACGAGAGATCGATAGCAGTTCTTCACGGAAGTCACCCAAGGCCTCGGTTGCAAGCTGCGCTTGCTCAACCGGGTTGGAACCACCGAACAAGCCACGAGCGCCAAGCGCATTGAACTGGGCTTCCAAACGAACGAAGATCTGCTCTAGCTCCTCGGCCTCACGCACGATCTCTGTGATGCCACGGAAGGCACCGAACAGAGCAGCGGACGGCAGAGCGAATCGCAGAGTCGAGGCGATACCGCCACCGAAGAATGAGCCAGCACCGCCAGCAGCGGCAATCGGACGGAAGAAGCCACCGCCAATACCGCCACCCTCAGCGAGTCTTTCAACACGAGAGCCGGTAGCCAGGATCGCTGCACGGCGCTCCTGCTCTCTAGCTTCACGCTCCTGAGCACGGAGAGAACGACGGGCCGCAGCTACCTTGGCAGTCTCGGCCTGAACCTGAGGGTCAAGAAGCTGAGCCAGAGTGTTCTTGGCAGACTGGATACGACGCTGGATCGAGACCTCGGTACGGCCCTGCTGAACCTGAGCGTTCTCGTTGACAACCTGCGCTCTGTTGAGGTTGTTGATCGTGTCAATGACAGCCAGAGACTCGCGAGAAAGCTGAATCTCAGCCTCACGAGCGACAGCCAAACGACCTTCGATGCTAGACTTGGCACGGCTGATAGAGCGGGCCTCGTTGGCCTCGCTGGCCTTGCGAGTAAGCGTATCGTTATCCGCAGCGATCAACTGCTGCTGGATCTGACGCTCATCTTTCAGGCCCTGTCGGTAGGCAGCTTCACCGGCTTCACGAGCACCGATCAGCGCATCGACCTGCTGAAGAACAGCCTGGCGAAGAGGAAGGATGGCCTGAGTGGCCGCATCGCGAGTCAAGGCAACCGTTGCAGTACCCTGTGCATTGCGGCCCCTTACCTGGCTTCGAACACCACCAGGGCCGATAAGCCGGTCAAACTCGTTGTTGATGCTCTCACGAACATCACGACGAAAACTGTTCGAGACACGGCCGCTGCCGGTGATCGCACGGTCGCTGATCGCATCGACCTGACGGATGATATCGTTCAGTCGGTTCTCGCCAGTGATGGCGATGTTCGCCGGGATGTTGATCGGCTGGCTGGCAATCGCCTGAAGACGAGCAAAGACGCTCGTGCTCGTGTTGCCAATGCCAATTAGGGCCTGATTGACGGCACTAGCGTCAAGGCCAACTCTAATCAGTGTTGTGTCCGACATTCTCTACCCTCGTTGCCTTATGTACTAGAGAGATCGGCACAACCGACCCCCGCATCAACCGTCCCATTCGTTCGACACCATGTCGCCCCAGTTGTCGTCTCCCCCGCCGCCGTACTTCTGCTTACGGGCAAGAGCGACCTCTTCGAACCACTCGTCAAGCTCATCTGGGAACGGCCACATCCACGTAGGAGGAATCTCCTCAGTGGAGATGTTCTCGTACCAACTCAAGATGTGATCAGCATGCTGAAGAGCGACCATCAATTCAGCAGGAGCATCCTGGGCTTTGTCGCATGGCAGTACAATCCCAGTATTGGACTTACGAGCAACCCTCACCATGCTGAGGAATGTTGGGCTACCCGCTAGGATTTTACTTCTAGAGTTGGAGTCGTCAGATCAAGCAGGGCATCAACAAGCTTGCCGAAAAGCTCCGAAGGCAGGCTGGAAACCTCATCGATGTGGTCGAACATACGGTTGCGGTCAGTGTCGTGGACACCGAACACGATCTGGTACAGGCGGAAAGTACGCATCCAAGCGATCGAAGCTTCGTACTCAACCTGAGCCTCGGCAACCATGTCGTTCAACTCGTCATCGGTCTTGTCCTGAAGAGGACGCTTCGCCTGCTTGAGACGGCCCTCAAGCTTCTTCACCACCTCGTCATTGAAACGAGTGATGTCGGCGTACACACGCTCGGACTCTTCCGAACGCAGGCCCTCGCCCTTCAGCCACTCCTCAAGAAGACCACCCTCCCAGGCGTCAACGAGGCCCTGAAGCTTGTCGTCGCTCGCCCAATCTTCCTTCTCGGAGATCTCCTGCTCAATCTTCGCTCGATCCTCAGCGACCTCAGTTTGAGCTAGCTGCTCGATCTTCTCTTCACGATCGACCTCGGCAGCTTCACGGACAAGAGTGAGGTACTCCTCATTCTCCTTGTCGTCCAGGAGAGTCTTGATCTTCGTGCGCTCCGCATTGGCCTTACGAACGGCCTCGGCCTGCTGAAGAGGCCCAAGCTTGCGGATGTAGATCATCGCAGTGCCGTCGCTATGCGGGGAGATGTCGTACTCCCGACCGGCCTCGTACAGATCCTCAAGGGACTTTCGTGTCAGTGTCATTTTTCCTCTATTCCAAGTGTGTATCCTGGGGGGGCACTTGCTCCCCCCCCAGGATACTGCGATCTAAGCCCAAAACCTCATGTTGGGCTAGATTTTAGGGTTACGGCTTGACGCCGTTGTAGACCGTCAGGTTGCCGCTCTCAGAACGGAACGAGAAGGTCGTATCAAGCTTGGTCTGCTGACGAGCCGACACAGCCGGAACAGTGAACACTGCGTCCGGGATGTAGAAGGTCTTCACAACAGTGCCGGTGTCTGGGTCCGACAGGCGAACCTCGACCTCAAGAGCCTCTGGCGAAAGTGGGCCAGTGATCTCAGTCGCCGGGGTGTTGGCGATCTGCTCGATCTTGGTCCACAGGTCGGCTGGGTCCTCCGGGCGGATAGCGACCGAACCGGTCACCTCAGGCACCTGGAAGTCACGACCAACAGCAACCGAGCTACCGAATTCCTCATCGGCCTCAAGCTGGACAGACCAGTTAGCCTCGAACGACTGAACGGTGGTCCAACGAGCGAGAGTGCCCGAAGAAGGAGCGGTCTCAACGTACACATCGATGTTGCGACCACGAATAGCGGTCGGATCGGTGGTGTTGTGGACGCTCTGGCTGTAGGTCGCAGCGACAGCCGAACCGTAAACCACGTGGAACTCGTCGTAGGTAGCAGACGGGAAGTCGGCTGGGGTTACGATCGTGAAGCCAGTCGAGGTGTTGGTGAAGTCATCACCGAAACGAAGACGCTTCGAGTTGCCAGTCGAGGTATCAACGGCACGAATGTTCAGGGCGAAGTAGTTGTCCGAACCCTCGGTGTACTGGATAGCGGTGTTAGAGAAAGCCTGCTCAGTGCCCACATCAGTGTTGGCAACGACTTCCTTGTACGGGCTACCAGGGATGTAGCGAATGGTGTCGCCACGAAGGGTGAACTGCTGGGTAGCGTTCTGACGAAGACCGAATCGGTACGACGCACGCTCTAGTAGTAGCTCTGGGATAGCGATGCCACGAACGATGTCGAACGCACCGTTGCCGCTCTTGAATGGCGACAGGATGTCGATCGGCACAACGTCGGCAAGGGCGATGGCCTGGTTGGCACCTAGCGAGCCTGGGGCTACGCCGGTGAGGATACCTTCAAGCTCCGAGTTGACGGACAGAGCCTCAACGTCGAAAGAAAGGTCCGGGATGTCACGGGTAATGCCGACTGACTGATAGTTACCGACCTCGTAGACGGTCTCTTCAGGGATGTTGACGTTACCAGGACCGGCGCTCTGAATACGGTTGATAACGTAGCCGTCGTTATCAAACAGAATCTGTGCAGCCTTGATGCTCATGTTTGACTCCTTTTGGCGCTGAGAGGGCGCATACTTTAATAGAGGATGGCATAGCCGCTCAAGGCTATGTATCTACTATCGGCACCGCCAAAAGGTGTTTTAACGCTAGCGGCGTGCGTTACGGGCAGCAGTCTCCATAGCCGCCTCAGCACGCTTGATGCGACCAAGGGCACGGCCAACGTTCACATCTGTGTTGATCGATCTGGTCGCCTGGAAGAACGGGCCAGCCTCGTTGCGAGACTCTTCAAGCCACTCTCTCATGACTCGGGTATAGCCACGACTCAACTCCAGAGACAGCCTCTTGATACCGGCATCAAGGAAGTGAGATCCTCGGATACCTCTAGAGAGCGTGCCGTTGCTGGAATAACCGTAGCCAGCGAAGAGGCCACCGCTTGGTGTGTTCGCTCGCATCTGGCTGATCAGACCAGCGTTTGCACCAGTGTCAGCAATGAACTCGTCCAGAGAACCACCGCCAGGGATGTTGCCAGAACGGCGAGACTCATTCGGGCCACCCCAAAGAGTCTCTGAATTACCCGCAGAACCGCCAAGACTGTCACGCACTCTGGCTCGGCTGACCGCTGGGAAGTCTCTCAGGGCGGCACCCGGAGCAGGGTTAGACGTGCCTCGAATGACGAAGGCACCAGCGGGCATAGCGAAAGTAGGCGATGGGCGGTTCCCTCGTAGAGAGATGTTGCCCACAGCCTGGTTGAAGAAGACGATGTTCGCATCGCTACGGGCAGGGCGAGTCTCCTGAATACCTCGCATACCAGCGCCGAAGTTCAGGCGGTACCAGTGAGAGGCCGTCTGATTCAGGAAGGCCGGATTGATGAATGAAACGGTGTTCTTGTCCCAGTCGATCATCGCTGGGTTTGACAGAGCAGCGTAGAGCTTGCCGTTGGCGTTACGGGTTCTCGACTGGGCATTGCCGCCCGTACCTCGGCCGTGAGCCGTAGCGTAGGCTCGAAGCATGGCTCGCTGAGCACTCTGAGCAGCGTCACGGTGGACGTTTCGGATCGCCACACGGTTGCCGCCCACTCTTGTGCGAAGAGCCTTGGCGAAGATCTCGATGTCACGCTGAACAGCGCCGGTAGTCTCCAGAACTGCTGCGTCGACAATTTCTCGAACACCAACAGTGAAGCCACCCTGGACGGTCGTTGAAGTCACATCCCCCACGAACTTCATCGTGGTCAGGACGTTCTGGACACCCGAGATGTTGTTGCGGATCGAGAGATCCGACCTTGGGCCAACTCGAACACTGTCGCTGAGGAATGCGTTACCCTCGAAGCCGTCGAGATTGATCTGGACCATCAGCCGTCCTCCAACGCCCTCGCAATCGTGTCGAGCTTCTCAAGAGCAAGCTTGTTGAAGATCATGCCTGACTCGGCTGAATCGACCAGATCCACGCAGAAGTCGTGGAAGTCGTTCACGTAGTCAAGGATCATCTTGCGAAGCTCCTGAGCCACCTCCTCTGGGAGGTACTCGTCAACGATCTCTTCCTTCTCGCTGAGCATGATCGCCAGCGTTCTGTTCTTGCGCTTCCCAAGAAGCGCTCTCATTCCATCGTCCATTAGTCGTTCTCATCTCCGTAGTAATCCGTGACCGTGAAGGCAATGGACCACCAATTCTTCTGCCAAGGCTTCACGAAGTCATTAGCTCTTTCGACAGAAACGAAGTCGAGATGCACAGTAGCGATCTGTGGGGGAGTCGGCTGGGTGCGGTAGTCATAGACGGCAACGATCGGTGCTGAGCGACCGATAGAAGGCATGCGGCCCTCAAGAAGATCACGCAAGTCGTAGGCGAAATGCTCGCCCAAAGAGTGACTCTCTGCGTAGAAATCCAAGAAGAACACACGGCGATGCTCCGAGTAGTTAGAACCCATCTCGATGTCAAACGACACAGCGTTGTCTGCCGACAGGGCGAGCGTATTCAAAGCCACCTCGGCCTCATGGTCGAGAGGCTCTGAAATGAACGACACAGGCAGGTGCTCACGTCCTGCGTCAAACCAACCGAGGCTCGTCAACGAGTCGTTGATCATGTTGTAGATTGAGTCAAAGATCAGTCTCGTTCTGAGACCACCAACGATTGCCATTGTCCCTACGTTTCGTCACGTGCGATGGCGTAGCACAGATAGATCGTCACACCAAACAGGCCCGTAGGCGGTGCCCAGTATTCGATCAAATACGTGTTGCCATCGATCACCATTCCATCAGGGAGACCAAGGTTCTGGTCCGTGATCTCCACATACTCGTCATCCAGAATCGTCACCTTCAAACGTGGAGAGTCAAAGTTACCGATTCGGGTATCACCCGAAGCCGCCTTGGCATCGAGGAACTCAATAGCCACCGGGACACTCAACGAGGTTGGTAGATCCGGGGCAGAAGTTGTTGCTGTTGGCGAAGAAGTCCAGTCATATGGGTTCGCCCGTGTGTCGGCTGAGGTGTACGTCTTCTCTGAATCCCAGTAGAAGGTCGCACGCTCAGACTCGGTGCCAGGCATGCCAAGCTGCATGGCAGTCTTGATTCCGTTCTTGAACGCAGTCGCATTAAACGCTGCGTTCGCTGCTGCGTTCTCTGTCTGCATTTATCAGTACCCCGAGAAGTAAGGATCGTCAAACACGCCACCGTAGAACCCTCGAAGGTTCATGATGTCGTTGTAGAAGGTTGGGTGGCCTTCGTTCTCTGAAGGCAGATGATCCAGAATCGTCTGGTAGCGGTCCTGTAGATTCTCTAGTACGGCCTGGATCGCCTGAGCAGACTTGCGGGTCTCGAACTCGGCGGCGCCAGCGTGAGCACGGAAGCCGGTATCAATGTTGGCGAGATGGACCCTCATGATTGCCATCGCACCGTTGATCACGACAAGCTGCTGGAGTTCTCGGGAAAGCTCATCTGTCCCGGACTCTGGGGAGACCACGGTCTCGTTAGCGGTGTAGCCCGTGATGTACCCACGCAGCGTCAACTCCCAGAAGGAGTTGCTGAGGTACAGTTCGTAGTCAGCGTCGGTCGCCTCAGCGAACACCGTCTGACCAGGAGGGTTGACCTCGATCTTTAGATTGTCTACAAGGTCTGCTAGATCAATGGCCATACAGACATGATCGACCTTGCCCTTGACCAGTTTGAGATTTCGTATAGTATCGGAAACGAGAAAGACCGGCCCCGAAGGACCGGCCTCGCTCGAAAGGAAAGAACCCAAATGGGTAGTACCAGCTTACTCAGAGCTTGAGCGGCTGGAAACCTGTGCGGTCAACTTCGTCAGCACCGCCAACACGGAAGTTCTGCTCTACTTCTACTACCTCAGGACCCTCTTGGACCCCTGCGTCGTCCAAGAGACTCTTGATCAGATTCACCTTCGAGACGGTGGCGTCATACTCCTCTGCCAGAGACAGAAGACGCTGAAGCACGCCCTGAGAAGAGATGCTCTTGACCGCCTTCTCGAACTGCTTGAAGTTCTTGATGGCGAAGACCTGGCCAAGCTCTTCGTCGCTCATGTGGTTCGGGTTCGGAGCAGCAGCAGCACGAGCCTGCTCCTCGATGTGACGCTCAGCCTCACGGGCCTCAGCCAACGCATCGCCCTTGACCGGGCGAAGCATGCCGTTCTTGAACGGGTCGTTCTTCTCCTCGATGATTCGATCCGAATTCAAGAGGTTTCGCTCCTCTGGAGTGATGAGGAGCGAACGGCCGGGACGTACACGCTCCTGAACAAACGAGCCAGGACGGGCCGGGTCGAACTTGTTCACGTAGATCGTCGCCTCTGTAGCGCTCTGCCACTTCTCCAGTTGTGTCTGAATATTCGTCATGAAGACTCCTTGTACCTAGGTAAATCCTAGTGTAGTGGATATTCGACAAATACACAACCAAAACTTAGCCCCAAAACGCAGGAAGACCGGCCCGAAGGCCGGTCTCCCGTAGCGAAACCCCGCAGGGCGAGGAATTAGAGGCTGGTGTCGATAATACGACGGGCACGCTCTGGACGGTGAACAACACCACCAAAGTCACGCTGTGCGATGTAGTGCCAGTACCAAGCGTCGAGTTCGCTGTATTCCTTGACGTACATGCCGCCCCAGAATGCGAACTTCGAAGCGTCACGACCGATCACGTACAGTTCGTTGTTCGGGAAGAACGAAACGTCTGCGTCATCCTTGTGGTTAACAAGGGTGATGATCGGAGCACCACGGTAGGTGCCAAGCACGCCACGACGAACCATGTCCTCGTTGGACTCTGGAATGAAGCCGCCACCGTTCGAGCTAGCGCCAAGAAGCAGGTCCATGATCTGGTGAGTCATGGTCGAGCGACCGACGATTGCTACCTCGTTGACCTTGGACTCGTCACGAACCTCACGAAGAGCATCATTCAGAATTGGCAGGGTCAGACCGGCGTTGGACACGTAGGATGGGTGACCCGAGTCGATTGCGCTCTGGAAGAGAGCCAGCACACGGGCGTTAACCTGTGCGTCGAGGCGCTGTCCACCAAGCTCAATCATGGTTGACTGGGTTTCAGCGAAGTTGGTCAGCAACTTCTGCTCCATCTCGACAAGATGGAAACCAATGGTATCACGTGGAAGCTCCATGGTCTGACGACGCAGCGTGCTGGCCTCAATGTAGCCGCCACGGGCGACCCAGTGAGCCTTCAGGCCACGAACCTCAGAGACGGTGATACGACCATCAAATGGTGCGTTCTCAACGTCAGTCATGATGCTTAGAAGATTCTCATGATCGAAACCTTCACGGATGGTCTCAGCCATCTCCTGGGCCATCGCACGTCGCCAGGTCTGGTTATCCCAGTTCTCACGAGCGTCTGCGTTAACCTTGTCGATGTCTGCACGCAGTTCCTTGCGGTCAGCGTTAGTCATAATAGTCATCGTTCAGTCTCCTTAGAACGTCATCTGAGCTTCAAGCTCACCGCGGGCGGAATCGACCTTGGTAACGACGAGCCAAGCGTTGGCTGCGGTAACAGCAGCCTGCCAGTAGCCGTTGGTGTCGTTTGGAGTGGCTTCTGGCTGGAGAAGATCTCCGACAGAGATTCCAGCAAGGTCGACCATTACTCGACCGGCATAGTCGCGAGTGTTCAGGAAGGTCTCAGCGGTGGTGTTCGTGAAGCGAACCTTCACGTAGTCACCACGCACGACCTGAACAGCGGCACCAGCCGGAACAGTGTCCTTATCCGAGTAGTTGGTAAGAACAGGGTCATCACCTGCGTAGGCGTTTGGAGCGTACTCGTAGAGCACGATGCCCGACATCTCGGTCGGTGCAACGTCGCCAACTACGCTTACGACAGGCTCAAGGCCTAGATCGTTCGGCCCACCAACAGTGCCGCCAGTGCCATAAGCAACTGGAGCGCCAATTGGAAGAGCAGCGCCGTCAAGGAAGAAACGACCACGACGGTCGCGACCATGCGGCGGAACGGTCACCTCAAAATTACGTCCGTAACTCATATTAGGCTACACCTCCCGTGTAAGTCGCGCCAACGGTACGAACTTCGTTGCCACGAGTGTGAAGTGAACGACGGATGTCGGCCACCGAACGCTCACCCTCGTCCGAGCCGTGCTGCATCGCAGTGGATGCAGGCGGGTCGTCGGTGGTGGCGGTATCGTCATCGCTCTCAACCTTTGCAAGCGAAGCCTTGGTGGCCTCGACAGCAGCGGTCCAGTCAGCGACTAGAGCTTCAAAAGCTTCTGCTTCCAGGGCAGCCCAGCCGTCGATGCGCTCAGCGATGTACTCGTCAGAGAAGAGGTTCGCCACAACGGCAGCGACCTCAGCCTTGCGAGCCTCGAAAGCAGCCTCGGCAGCTTCGGTCTCCTGGATTTCGTTTAGGTAAGATACAAGACCGTCGTGCTCTGCCTTTGCAGCCTCAGCGGCGGCAACAGCGGAGTCAATCTCAGCCTGTAGCTCAGCAACCTTAGCCTCGTGGGCCTCAGTCATCTCGGTAAGACGAGTCTCAAACTCTGCTAGCCCCTGCTCCGCAAGCAGAGCGTCGAGCTTCGCCTGAAGTGGCTGGATAGCCTCGGCAACAGCAGTGTCCAGTTCGTCCTGGGTATATGTGCTCACGTCACCTCCCAAGGTGTCGTCATTGTGAACCTCGGCACCGTCTACCTCGGCTACACAGAGTGGACAAAGCGAAGCATCGTGAGAGGCTTCAGACGGCTTGGTTGCGAGCATCAGATCGTGGATCATCTGCACGTCAAGTGTGGAATTTTCTTCCATGAGACCATTAACGACTGAATTCGGAATGTATTTAACGTTTCTACGGATTCTTGTGCTGTTCCAAGATGAAGAGCATCACATTCTCCCATTCCTTTGGGGAAAGATGCGGTGCCAGGCGGGCCACAGATGCGTAGATATCCTCTGCCTCTTCCTGGTTCTTCTCTACGTAGTGCGCCATCTCACGGACCTCAGCGCCACCCCAACCAGGAGCGACCGGAGGAACAATCAGCCCGCCACCAAGGAAGTGTGGGTTCACAAACTGGAGGACATTACCCTCAGCCTGCCACTCGCCATACGACTGGTGAGTAGGACCCATGTACGGGAAGTCCTCCGTCGCACCGTCTGATGCACGGTGCCAACGGGCGGTCTCTGAGACGCACTCCATCGAAACGAACAGACGGCCTTCTTCAAAAGCAGACTCAACCGTGTAAAGCTCGTTCGGGAAGTAGTAGCGCCAGAAAGGACCGACGACTTCGACGTAGGGATTGAAATCCCCTTCCTGAGCGAGAGTGGCAGTGTGTGGGCGGTCCATGTACTTGGCCGCTGTGAACGAACCCACGACGTGGTGCGACTTGTGGAGCATGTTCATCGGGGTGTGACGAATCGACTCGACTGAAGAAGCGAGATCCTCAGGGGACCACATGTGGTTGTTGCGGTTCGGGTTGCCACCCTCGACGTACTTGGCCACGATCCAACGGAATGCTGGGTTGTCGTTCACGTGTGGAGTGGCCCAGTGACCTAGCTCCTGCGCTGTCGCAGCAGTCGGCCACATGTCGACAGAACCCAGAAGGACATGCGACCGTTCAGTTGTCAGCGCAGGAGTAAGAGTCATACAGATACTTTCGGCTTTGGTTACTCGGAATCCGAGTCGCCCGGTACATCACTGTCGTTTCGACGTGGGCGAGGGTTTGGGATTCTGGAGTCCGGGTTGTTCCCGCCACCATTGTTGTTGCCACCCTCAAGCGCACCCATCAGACCCTTGTCGGCCTGGCGAGACTCGAAGATGTCGTCGTAGCCGAGTTCCTTCTCCAACTCACGACGGTGAGCTTCCTCAGCCTGGTCGTGGTCAACAAGGCCCAGCATCGTGTCACGAGACAGAGCGCCGTCCATGTAGAGACTCAGCATCAACTGGATGAAGTTCGGATCGAAGTCCAAGGCCACGCTGCGAGGAGTGAACTGGAGCTTCGGCTTCGACTTGAGTTCGTCGTTCGCACGCCAGATCGGCAGCAGAACCTTCTTCTCTACGGTGTCCTTGATCGCACGACGGCGAGACTCAAGGCCACGAGCCACAACACGGATCAGCTTCAGCGAGTCGTCGCCAGAGGTACCAGCGGAGAAACCGCCAGTGTGGAACATCTGGTAAAGACGGGCCATAATTCGGCTGTCCAGGTTGTTATAGCGCTTCGGGTCCAAAGTCACGTCGATCTTCGGCGTCACGATCTCCACGCTGAGGCGGTGGTCGCCAACGATGAGCGGAGTTCTCGCAACTGTCTTCACACTTGCATTCAGGTGGGCAATTTCGCCGGAAGTTGCAGGCTGCTGATCAGAACCCTTCTTGATCAGAACGATGAAGTTTGTTGCCCCCATCAGGTGAGCACGGTCCATCTGACGAAGCTGATGCTTCAGATCCAGAAGCTCGAAGACCGAGGTCATACGGACCGGAGCGAAGCGCTCGTAGTCCGGCTTCGTTGCCGTGTGGCGGAACACCATACTGGGGTTCATGTAGAACAGATTCGTGAAGTCGCCCTCGCCTAGAAGTTCGGCCAGGCGAGCCTTCTCCTTCTGATCCACATGCATGCGGTCAGTGAGAAGCTGGCGCACAATCTGATCGGTCGTGTTCTTGCCAGCCAGGACGGCATCGATGCTCTCGGCCTCGGTGCGGTTCGCAACCCACACCAACTGCTCACCACCAAACAGGAAGTCACCCACCGGAATGACCTTCATTTGGTCCAGCATCGACAGGGAGGTCACGGTACGCACGTCGTACTTCTTGCGGCGGGCACGCTTCTCGCCCTTGCCCTCGATCTGGAAGGACGAGTTACCCCACTGCATCGCCATGTTGAACTGGCTGTACGTGAAGAGTTCACGCCACATCTGGTGCAGTGAATCCTCTAGGTCCATCTCATCGATGATCTGGTTCCAGACGTTCTCTTCGTCCGGGTCCTCACAGTCGACACGGACTGTGTTGAAAACAAGAGCCTCAGTGGTCTCCAGAACGTTCGACACCGTGTCGTCGTGCATCGCTGCGTCACGAGCCACACGGAACTGGTCGAAGATGCCCATCGGGGTGACATAGCGGTCACGCTCGATGATGCCACCAGAACGACGGGCCTGGTTGCGGTGGTTCGTGGCAGCGAAGGCCGGGTTGACCTCATTGATCCACGAAGCCATCGAACGAAGCTCCGGGTGGTTACGCAGAGCCTTGGCGACCGAATCTCCACTTACCCCAATCTCGGGGTCCATGAAATACTGGATGCCGTCGTCATCCGTCATCAACCACTCTTCATTTGACTCAGAGTTTCCACTCTGCACTAGATCGCCACTCATTTAGAACCCTCTCGACATTTCGTACTCATGCTGCGAGTACGTGATCAACCTGGACCAGATCTTGAACTGACGATCGCACTCAGCAATGAATGGATCTAGCTCCTTGGTACGGAAATTGGCATCTACCTTGCCATCACCATTGCGGATGATGTGCGTTCTGGCGTGGCTCATGCGGGACGAGAACGCCGAAAGCTGCATCAGATTCTCTCTGGGGTCACCCGTCGAGAAGTTCTGCATCACTTCGTAGTAGGAGTCCATTTCCTTGCGGAGCAATTCAATGTTTACGGTCATTGTTTGCAGTTCCAAAATCATACAACTCTTCCTTTGATCGTCCTTAGAACGACCTAACTGAAGTTTAGAGAGGGACAAAGATGTCGTAGACCGGTTCAGGCTTGCTCAACCGGGCGTGTTCTCTAAGCATCGCCTCAATTCCGTACTGGACCTGGCCCAAAACAGCCATTCTCGCAGCGTCCAAAGCGTGGAACGAACCCTTCGAGAATCGCTTGCGGCCATACATGTCCATACCGCCCTTGTCATAGGTATACGTCTGTCCCTGGAACTCCGTGACCAGATCACGGTCGTCCGGGAGGCGCAAGCGCTGAGTATCTACGTACTCACGCAGCTTGTCCGACGAATACTCCAACACGTTTCGCTTGATCTGAGTGTCCTCGATCTGATCGCCGCCGAACTCGTCAACGTCGATCGACTGGTCGAAGTCAACCGGGATCTTCTCCGAGAAGTTGTAGCCCTTGATCCGCTCCAAGACCTTGGTCGTGATCATGCCACCCTTCTCAGCCTCGTCCTGAATCATCTGGAACAACGGAAGGCCGTTACCCGTCTTGTCCATAGAGAAGGCGTTGAGCTTGTAGAAGTCCAACAGGAACAGGATCAACTTCATCTGGTCAGGAGCCGAGATGCGCTCAAGCCTGAATCTAGAGATGAGCTTGAAGACCGGATCACCGCCCTTGCTCTTCTCGTCCTCATGGAAGATCAGAATCTCAGTGGGGTCGACGGTGAAGCCGATGTCAGCCCCGCCCCAGGTCGTCTTAAATTTCTTGTGCGACATCGGAAGGTCGACGCAGTTTAAGATCTCCCCGCCACGG